AAAGAACTATATGATACCAAGCAGATGTGTCTCTATATTTAGCACTAGTTTGTAAATTTATTAATTGGGTTGTAGTAGAACCAGTTGTATATAATCCTGAAAATATACCTATTTCATCAGTTGCCGTAAATCTTATTAAAGCATATCTGCTTTGATTACCTAATAAAGAACAAAACATATATTGTGAATCTGTAAGTTTTGCTCTTTTTATCCAACCACTCCAAGTAAAAGTTTTTTGATTTCCTGCACTTGCTGGTGTTCTTGATAAATATGTACTAGCCATTATTGCTCCTAATTAAATTGTCCTGCATTATTAATTCCAACCGTTACAGTTATTGTGAAAGCTCTTGATGCTGTTTGACTTTCTGCGTCTGTAGCAGTTACTGTAAAATTGTAATTTGTTTCTTGTGTAGCACCACTCTCTGTACCACTTATCACACCTGTAGATGGATTTAAAGTAAAACCATTTGGTAAACTTCCTGTGTAAGAATAAGTAACAGCACTATCTGATGTAGCAACAACTGTAAATGAACCAGCACTACCAGCAGCTACTGAACCTAAAGAACCAGCAGCAGTTGTCCAAGTAGGTGCATCTGAAACTGTAAGTAAAGCAGTAGAACTTCTAACCGCTAAACCATCTGGATTTTCTACTCTTATGAAATATGTACCATCAACAGTAAGTGTGGCATTTATGGTTAATTGTGTAGCACTATCTCTAGTTACTGAATTTGGATAATAGATTGCACCAGTCGTAGATATAATTTCTACATTAGGTGTAATGACAAAATTTGTTCCTGTAATAACTATGTTCGTTGCAGCATTTGTTATGGTATCTGGTGAAATGGAACTTATCGTTGGATAAACTAAAGCAGCTGAAATGCTTAAAGTTTCATTTGACCCATCATTGTTTTGAGTTAAAGTAATTCCTGATCCTGCTACCAGCTTACCATCTAAATAACCTGATGTCGTATCATTAGCAGATACTTTAGCTGTCTCATCAGTATTAACTCCAATACCCAACCAACTTGAACCATCCCAATATTTAAGTTGAGAAGTTGTTGTGTTAAAGTATAAATCTCCTGCTGTTAAAGGATCACCATCATTATCTACTGAAGGATCACTAGCCTTACCACCTAAGTAAACATCATCAAAATTATCTAAAGCTAACTCGGCTGCGGCTTGTGCTGTTTGAGCTGCTGTAGCAGATGTAGCTGCACTTGTTGCACTATTGGATGCATTTGTTGCAGAGGTACTAGCTGCAGATGCTGAGTTAGAAGCATTAGTCTCTGATGTGCTTGCATTAGAAGCTGATGTTGAAGCGGCTGATGCAGAGTTTGCTGCATTAGTAGCTGATGTACTAGCAGCTGTTGCATAATTACTTGCATTCGTTGCTTGAGTTCCTGCTGTCGTTGCAGAACTAGCAGCAGCAGTCGCAGAATTAGATGCATTAGTTTCTGAAGTCGATGCGTTTGAAGCAGATGTTGAAGCTGACGTTGCAGAGTTAGATGCATTCGTAGCAGATGTTGAAGCTGATGAAGCTGAACTAGCAGCATTCGTTTCACTTGTACTTGCGTTTGATTCTGATGTGGCAGCATTACTTTCGCTTGTTGCTGCGGCACTTGCACTTGCAGCGGCTGCGGTAGCTGAACTAGCTGCGGCTGTAGCAGATGATGTTGCTGATGCAGCATCAACTATTAAATCCCATTTAGCACTATCTGTATTGGTGCTGATTGGCAGTGAGCCTGAAGATGTGTGAGTTGTATTACATAAATAAATATTATTATTCGTTGTGTCTTTGACTAAATCCCTAGCATTAAATGTTGTAGAGGCTGACCAGTTGCCAACAAAAGTTCCTAATTCTTGAGTAACAGCTAATTCACCATTAGTATCAAAAGCTAAAATCTTATTAGCTCTTGCACTTGCACCTACGGTAAATTCAGTAGATGTCATAGTGTTAGTTCTTGAAAGTTTAATTGATCGTGTAACTTCTTCTTGTACTTGTTGAAGTGTCATCATTGCACGATCCAATCCCTCTTCGTGTGATTCCGCAGGGAATGGATCATTAGCGATGTAATCTATCGCCTGCGTTTGCGGAACAGCTCTTCTAAGAACTACTGTTTCAGTAGCTGTAGGAATATTTCCAGCAGTAAATGTTATTGAACCACCAGAAGCAGAACCAGCACCAGTTACGGTGTAATGAGTCGTTATTGTTTTGACGGTTTCAGTTCCAGTTGAGGAACGAATGATGACTTGCAAATCTGAGTCAGCAAAAATCTTAAAGGTATAGTTAAAGGTAGTTGTGCTACCGTCACCTGAATATGAGTTCTTTACTGTAGTTGAAGATATTGTCATATTATGTCTCTATATTAAATTCTTTATCCTTTGTCTATCATTTAGATTTACTTGGTAAATCACTTTCATCTATCATATATTGTAAAATATTTGTTACACCAAGCATATTTTGAAATGGTAAAATAGCTTTTATTTTATATAGTGATTGTTTACTAAAGTCATATTCATCATCAGCTAAAGCCGTGCCAATACCTTTAACTGCACCCCAACCTTTTTCTATTAAACGATAAGATGGATTACCGGTAACAAGATTAATATCTAACCCAGAAGATCTATAATTAAACATTGGTTCTATGCCAAATAGATTTGTACCAGTATCTATAAAAGTAGGTAGTAATGTAGAGTAAGTTGATCTTTGAAATGCAGCTCTACCAATAGTAGAAAGGTTTAATCTAGATTCTAAAAATTCTTCTTTTTCATTATCAGATTTTCCTATAGCTTGAATATGAGTTTGAGCAATATAAACAAGTGCAGCTATAAATGTTGATGACATAGCTGCAGAAAAAAAAGTAAAGTCACGCATATGCAACCCGTGTAGTAATTGTTTAGAATAAGCTGTAGTTACAAAGTTTCTAAATTGAAGCATAGTTTTTCCTAATGCACTATCAGATCCAATAGCTAACATTTCACCATAGTTATTTTCTTGAATAATTCTTCTTAAATGTCTGCTCATATACAATGACATTTTATTAACTAAGTCTTGATCATCCCATTGATCAATATTTAATCTTCTAATTTTTCTACCAGTTAAACCGCCTTCTATAAAAGTAGATTTTTCTCTAATGCTTTTAAACACTGCTTGTAATTCTTCTTCACTAAAACCAATATTTTTATATCTATTTATATCTGCTGCAGATAATTTTAATTTACCTGTTGCGTGTCTAGCAAGTTTATCAAAAGAAGTAATAGTAGCTAATCTTCTTGATAAAGTATCTACTGCGTGAAACCCTGAAAAGTCAGATGTTATTCTACTAAATATATCTAATGTTTTTTCTATTTTACCAACTTTTGTTGTTGCTCCAGCAAAATCATCTGTTCTATTAATAATACTATCTACCAATCTATTTGATCCTGTGCCTGATACTAATGTTTCTATTTCATCTAAAAATTCATTATTGATTTTTCCATTTTTAGCTCTTGTTAATATGTTTTTAAATTCTGGTATATACTTAACCATTCCTCTAATTCCAGCAGTAGAAACAATGTTTCCCATTTCTGGGATTTGAGCAAAACCTACTTGGTTAAATACATTAACATAATTATATTTTCTTAAATTTCTTAAAGCTGTTGACCAAAAACCTGTAATATTTTTTTCAGTAGGTATTCCAACAATGTTTTTGTATATTGTATCTATAGAATTTAATTCTAATTCTTTTCTGGCTTTACCTGAAAATCCTTTATATTGATTTGCAATATCTGGAATATCATAACTATCTTTAACTTTTTTTAAAATCTTATTGTAGTCTTGTCTAGATTTAATACCTATTTTTGCAAGAGCAATTTGACCTGACATTTGTTGAATGTAAGAATTAATAGTTCCTTCTGTATTATTATCTAACAGATCAGTAAATTTTACTTTAATTCCATCAATAGTTTCTTCATAATTTTCGTCAAAAGATGCTCTTCTTCTTAATCTTGGAACTGCTGTTGGTTTATCTCTACCTGGTTTTAATAATACATTTACCAAATCTTCTATTTCACCTGAATCTAAATCAGAATAATCTCTAATTACAGTTCTTAATTCATCTGCGTCATTTGTATATAAAAGTCTATCAATAGAAAATCCATCACCAAATTTATTTGTGTTAACTATTTTATAAATATGTTTTGCAATTCTTAAACCATCTTCATCCGATAAATCTTTTGAACCTCTAACTAAAGAATTTTTTAAAAAATTTATTAATTTAACATAAGGTATTTTTTCTTGAACAATTTGCATTTTTCCAACAGACCATCTTCTAGGAAAATAATTTGGATTATCTAAAACTTCTTTTGCACCTTCAACACCTTCTTTTTTTAAATCATCTAATATTTTTTTTAAAACTTTTCTTGCAGCTAAAACACCTTCTTCAACTCCAGCAACTTCTATTATTTCACCTCTTATGCCACGAGCAACTAAATCAGAAAATTCTAAACGATCATTAATATTATAATCATTTCCAAATCTTTTATTCTTAACTTCTTTCATAAATTTATTAAAAGCTGGAGCATAAGATTTATAAAATAAAGTTTCTGCTGTCATAGAATAATTGTGTTTAATAAGGTCTGCGGTAATAATAGATCTTGAAGAATCCACATTACCTACAGATTCTTCTGCAAATTTTTCAGACCAAGATCTAGTAAAAGGAGATGCTGATCTTCTTAATACAGATGATTTATCTCCTCTAAATTTTGCATAAGCAACATTAGGTGTAATATCTAACCTGTCAAAAAAATTAACAACTACATCTTCTATTTTTTGTTCTGGTAAAACATTTAAAGAATATTCAACTGATTTTAAATCCTTAACAACATCTCTATAAATTCCTTGATTAGTTACTTGATCAGTTTCAAATTGTGTTTTTTTATTTTGTAATTCTACTCTTAACTCTTCTAATTCTTGTTTTTTTAATTCAGATATATTCTTTCTTTGAAATTTAGTACCTGCTGCTCTTAATACATAATTAGGATTTTTATAATTAATAAAACTACTTTCACCTTCTTCTAAAGCAATAATTTTTTCTTGATTATTAATTTTTACTTTGACTGAATTTCCTGAACTACTTACTTGTATTACTTTTCTTTCTACTTCATTTCCAGCATCATCAAAAAATTTAATTGTATCACCAATAGATAATCTTTTAGGAATAGGTATATCGGCTTGATTTGAGATAGATTTAATTGACGTAACTATCTTTTGTTCTTTTGCTGAATAAATATTTTTATTAGTTGGTTTAATATTACTTTCAGATGGTAAAATTTTATCAACTTCATCTGTATAAGTAGATGTAGTAACCTCTCTGTCTTTTGGAAAATATTTTTTTCCTTCTGGAGTAATTTTATAACCATCATTAATTAAATTATTTTTTTCTATTTCTTTTGCTAATTCTTGAGATTTAGAATTAAATCTATTAATGTCAGGATGTTTTGGTCCAAGAAATTTAGTTAATCCACCTGTAATTACACCACCCATTAATGCTGCATAACCTATCTCATCTATGTCTCTTGTAGGATCTGACAACACAACTGGAGTTGTAACTAATGCAGCTTGACCAGCACCAACTAATCCACCACGAATATATTTAGAATACCTTGCTGCTTTTTTTGCATAAATAAATGGTCTGGCAAGACCAAAAGTTACAGCATCTGCAGCTAAAGCTGTAGGATCTAATACTGCTGCACCTATTCTTAATGCAGTTCCAGTGAATCCTAATGTAGATAATTTTTTATTAGCTTCTTGAGCATTTAATATTCTTTGTTTAATTTGATATGCTTGTGCTTTTGAACTAGCATTAGAAAATTCATCCCAATATTCTGGACTAACATCTGTTGTTAAATCATTGAATAACTCATCATCAATTTTAAAATCATAATCTGGTATAAGTTCAGGTTGAGAAAAAGATTTTAATAATGATGGTAATATTTGTTCTTGTTGAATGGCTAAAGAAATACCTTCACCTAAAGATATTTTTTCTTTTTCTGTTTCTGCTTTTAAAATTTTTTCATCTTCTGTACTAAGATAATCTGTACTTAGTATGAGATCTAAATTAGTTCCTTCTTGAGCCATAATTATGCTCCTGAGACACCGAATCCAATAGTTTCAGTTTCGATTAATCTTTTTTGTTTTATTTCTTGCTCTTTAATTACTTCTTGTTTTAATTCTTCTTTTTGTTTTAATTCTCTTTCTTTAGATAAATTATATAAATCTTTTGCGTAAAAAATTAAAGGTTGACCATCGCTGTCATAAACTGGAGATATGTCAATGTCTCTTCTAATTTCAAATTGACCACCACCATTATGTCTTAAAAAGAAAGATTTAGGATCTTCTTCAGGTAATTTATTTTTTAAAATATATTCTTTAATTGTTTTTATTTCTGTCATTCCACCAATGGATTTAAATGCATCTATATCTCTTTTTAAATAAGCGTGATCATCTATTTCAACAATGGATGATTTAAGATCTTTAATAACTTGTTTTTGTGCTTGTGCTGGATCAATTCCGTTAGCAACATAAATATCAAATAACTTACTAGCATAAGATTTAACTTCTCCAATATTATCTGATTTAGATTTTGCAAATTTTGATTCTAAATCTGTTAATGTTTTATTTCTTGTTTTGTTTGCTACTCTTAAAATTTCTTTATCATAATTCATTTCAAAATTTTTAGCTTGCTTTATTGCTTGGTAATCGTCAAGTCCAGCAATTTGCTTTAATACTATTACATTTTTATAAAATCTTTCTTGTTCATCAGTTGTATAAACATTTAATCTACCTAATTTATCTGCTGTTTCTGCTACTTTAACTGCTTGCTTTAATGTTGCTGGAATATCAGAAGGTGAATCAAATGTAGTAATTGAACCAGTATTAAAACCTGTCTCTATTAAATCTTTAAAAGTTGGAGATAATTCTCCATTAGAAGAAAAACTTTGATCTACATAAGCAAAAGTTTGTTCTACACTTAAATTATTTTTTTGAGCATTAGCCATTAAAATATTTTCTGAATTTTTTAATACTTTCTTTTCAGTAGTATTTTTAAAATCTACACCAACTAAAGAACCACCTTGTAAAAATTGTTTTGTGTATAAATTAGTTTCATTAAACTCAACTGATTCTTTTTCAATTTCTAATATCTTTTTCTGAACAGTATCTACATCAATAGATTTAGATTGTTTTAAAATTTCTACAGCACCACCAAAATCTTTTCTTGTAATAGCTTTTTCAACATCAAATAATTCACTATCAGCATTAATCTTTTGTGTTTCTTTAAGAAGCCAGGCTTCACCCATACCGTGAATGTTTTCATATTCAATGGCTGAGTTAATTCTTTTTTCTTTTATTTCATTTTTCTTCTTTGGATTATTTTCTAATGTGTATTGAATACCAAATTGATTTTGTTCTTGATTATAAATTTGATTACTATTTTTTTCAAAAGCACTAAAAGAATTTTTTTTAATATTATAAATATTCTCAGCTTGATCTATATCAAGTAATGTTTCTAATCTTTGTCTAATTCTTTTATTTTTTATTTGAGATAGTTGTTGTTTTTTATATTCACCAAATTGTTGATTATAAATATTAACTGCCTCAAATTCATCTGAATTATTTTTTTGAGACTCCATAATTTTATCAGATTCAGATTTCATTTCATAAAATTTTTCTTTTGCTTTTAATTTTTCATTATTGTCTCTTTGTTTAATGTAATAATTTTCAGCAACTCTAGCTACATCAGCTAATGCTGCAGCAGGACTAGCAGTAGGAGAAACTTGAATACCTGTTTGTACTCCAGCAGGTTCTGCTGTTATTCTTCCTCTTGCTTCAAATGTTGGTATCTTTGGCATTATCCTTTTCCTGTTCCTGACATACTTAATAAACTTTCACCAGCTTTAGCATAATAACCAAACTCTGCTTGTCTTGCTTGCATACGAGCTAAGTTACCTTGCATTCTAGCAAGGTTTGCTTGTTCAAATGCTCTTGATTGTCCTATCTTAGCATTATATTCAATGATGTCTTTTTCAACTTCTGCTTCTTCAGCATTCTGTCTTAATATTCTTAAACCTGATCCTGATAATTCAGCACCAGATTTTAATATAGCTGTTTTGGTTTCACCTTCTAATTTTACAAATTGTTTATCAAACTTTTCTATATCTAAATTTTTTTGTTGTTCAATGGCTTGAGCTTCTTGTTCAGCAACTTGAGCATTTCTATTTTGTATGGCTTGGTTATATTTACCAATCGCTGATGCTTGTCTACCTGCTGCTATGTCAAATACAAAACTCATTTAGAATATCCTCGCATATCTGAAGTGATCTGAACCATCAAAACCATAATGTTTCATTAATCCTTCGTTTTCCAAACCTAACCATTTAGCAAACTTTAGACCTATTTTAAAGTCTGCTCTTACAGCAGTTTGAACTCTTTTAATCTTATGTTCCTTTGCTAATCTTGCAAAGTTTTTCTTGATGGCTCTGGCAATCGGTAATGGATGTTCCCAAACTTTATGACTAGCAAGTACCCAACCTTCAGCAACGCCATCCCAAATGATCTTCATTCCAGCAGATGCGATAGGTTCATCATTAATCATACAAGTATAAGCTAAACCTTTTTCTTCTAACTGCATTGCTTCTCCATCAAATTTTGCATCTTGATCCATCAGAACGTGATTCATTTGATTGGCTAAGATGATATTACCGTGTTTAGAAATATAAGGTACTATGTTTAAAATATTATCCATCATTTGTTACTAGGTTTGGGTATAATGATAAAACAGTTAATGGTAAAGGTTGATTTTGCCTAACATAAATAAAACCATCTGTTTCATAATTACCTCTAAATTCTACTTCTTTATCTCCTGTATACACAGGTATGGCTTGATCCATAGGATTTGCAGAAGATCTAAAAGGTATTCTTTCCATATTATTTAAGTCTGGTCCTACCTCTACACCTACAGTTTCGTATAATCTTAATGTAATGTCAAAAATTCTTTTAGTCTTAGCTTGTGAAGTTCCATTTTGTGAACCAGCATCTAATCTCATTGTTTGTAATAATGATGTATATCCTAAACCAACTTTAACATTAGTTGATGAACGATCTAAGGTAATTGCACCTGAAGAAACTGTTTTGTTAGGATGAGTTGCACCATTAGCAAGGACTGAAACTGTTTCACCTTCCAGGTGATCTAATCCTGAAATGGTTGTTGTTGCAGAACCTGAATAAGATAATTGTGAATCCAAGAAATTAAATGAAGTATTATCAGTTTCATCAAAATCAAAATTGTTTAAGTATTCAATATATCTAACCGTAGAACTATCAATGGTTCTTTTAATAATCACCCACACTTGATATTCAGAATTGTCAGTTGGAATGACAGCTACTGACTCACATATTGCACTACCTGAATCAAAACTACCACCAAAGACTTGTCTGTGCCAAGCAGTCACTTGTTGTTCTCTTTGATAAGTAAAACCAATGAGTTGACCATCAGCTCTAACCATCCAAACAATTTGATTAGGTTCTTGTTGATATGCCATTTGAGTTATGCCACCTTCTGTAATGTGTTCTGCAAGTATGGTCATATCTGGTGCAATGTAACCATCAACGTCAAAATTATAAGCTAGTTCCCTAACTTTTCTTTTAGCTCTTTGTAAAAAGAGTGTAGCATTGCCTGCGGCAATCGCATCAAGATTAGCAGATCCGTGGTTAGATTGTTTCTTAATTAAAATATTAGTAGGAGTGATGGCAGTATCAACTGTTCCACCGCTAACTGTAAATTCACCACCTGCTGTGCCAACGATTAAAGTTCTAGTTGCTGTCATAAATCTGATGGCATTTACTTGGTTAGAAGCAATAGTATAAATGATGGCATCATCATCTGCTACCGTACCGTGATAGTTATCATCCATACTTTCATAGTCACCTGATTTAGAAAAGAATAATGTTTGTGGTTGTTCCTTAGTTCCTGCAAATACTAATCTTTGTTCAAAGAAAGTTACGCAAGATGGATGACCAGTCGTATCTGAGAAAGCACCTAAAGCAAAGTCAGTAGATGCAGAACCAGAAGATGGAGAAACAACACAAGTTGCAACTACAACCGTAGAAGAAGTATAAGCTGTAATTTTATAATGACCATCTTTAAAATGTACTAATCTACCAACGTCTGTACTTAGCCAACCTTGGTTTGAATTAACTCCAGTGGTAGAAGATAAAGTTAAATTACCAGAAGTTCCAACAGTAGTATGAGAAGCTGTTAAGGTAGTTGAAGTTATGTTGTGATCTTGAAATGGTCCAGTTTGAAAATCAACCTCAGTTAATGTCCAAGCAGTATGACCTGTTCGTGATAGTTTTCTTACTGCGTGGTTAGGATGACATATATACATCACGTCAGCAGATTGAGCATATTTAATTTCAAATAGTTCCGCTTCTAAATAAGGTGTTGATATTTCATAAGCAGATCCACCTGATAGTATTTGACCATTGTCTTTATAAAAACGAATGTATTGATTGCCAAACTCAAGCATATAAGTTTGTGTTGTAGAAAATTCAAAAGGTATTAATCTTGTTTTTTTTGTGCTGTCTTTTACTTCTGCTACGAAGCTCGTTCCTGATCTTCTAGCTGCAGCACCGTGAGGATAAACAATCATATTCTCCAAGGTCTTGCAACCTGAATTGTATTTAGCTAGATCATTACGACCATCTAATCTTGGTGACAATTCACCACCTGTGAAGTTAGTTAATTGTGCAGCTACTCTTGCCATTTTTTAAAATCTTGAGTTAATCCACGTACTCGTGTCAATGACATCTGCCATTCCCTTTTCAGGGTTTTGATTTTGTCCTTCAGTGGCATCAACAAATCTTGCTTCCTTTAACTTGTCTTGAAATAAATTATACATATTAGATGCAGTTGGATTTGATGAAGTTACTGCATAAGCAATGTCCGCAGCTAAAGCAGCTGATAATGTTTCTCTTAGTAATTCATCATATTGATTGGGATCTTCAATCCTACCAATGTATAATATTTTCATTGTTGAGTTATCAGTTAATATCTTTCTACCTTCAATCTTGTAATCTGCATCGTAATCTAAGATGGTTAATATTCTTAAACAGTCAGCAGGTAAGGTGTATTGTTTAGTAAATCCCCAGGCAGGTGCATCTGTGTCTGCTGCGAGTTGAACTCTTTTTTGTAAACAGTTCCAAGGGTGTGATCTAAATACTGAGTCTCTTACTTGAGTATATCTTGCGTTGCAAAGTCTTGCATTCTTAGAATCTTCAGTAAGTGAAATGATTGTTGATGCTCCTAATTGATTTAATGCTCCATTACAAATGTCAACGACTGATGCCATATTTACTCCAAATTTCTTTTTGAGTTAAGCCTAACTCATCTTTTTTTTGCTTAGTTCTATGGTTTATATCCTTTTCTGAAATAACTTCAACTAAAGCATATCTGTATACCTTAGTATCGTCTTGCCATTGAAAATGCAATAGTTCTCTTGGTTCTTTGTATAGGGTTAAGTTTCTTGGATCGAAATCGCTTATTGTCATTTTAAAAAAAAGAATAAGATGGGGGATTTCTCCCCCACCTAAAAAAAAGAATTATTCTACAACGTAGAAAATTGCAATTTTAAATGTACCAGTTGAAGTACCAGTAGTCGTAATTATGATGTCAGTCTCTGCTGAATATTCATAACCAAAACCAGCTATAGCATTCAATCTAGTAAGAGTAGCAGAAGATGCTGTATCTACAGAAGTAATAAATCTGTCTGCGTCACCAGAATCACCTACAACCGCAGTTGTAGCTGTTCCCATATCGTCAGCGTGTAATATTACATCGTATACGATTGCACCTTTTGGTAATTTAGCAACATTAATTGTTCCTGCTGCTAAAGAAGTTGCTTCGTACTCATCGTACTGAACTCTTAATTTTCCACCCCACTTAGATACGTCAACCATATCTTTAGGAGTGTTTTGCGTTAATTGGTAATTTGTTCCATTAGCCATAATTTATCTCCTTTGGTTTACGCCTCGTAGGCTTGGACTTCTACAACTTTTTCTTCTTCCATTCTAGTTGAGCCGAAAGAAGCACAGTAGTAAACTTGAGTAGCGTAACCTTTGTCAGCTCTCTCGTCTATTCTAGCCATTACATCTTTACCAACTCCTAGTGCAAGACCGTCTTGAGCAAATGCAATACATTGTCTCATTGATCCTGTTGTAGTTAGTCTGTTTGACATTATAAAATTAAACCCTAAGAACGAGTTGATTTCACCATTAGCTAATGCTTTAACTGTGTTGAAATCTGAACTTGTTACTTGAGTTGTACCTAATAAATCATCGATCTGTTTAGGACCAACAACTATGAATCTAGGAATTGAAGGATCAACATTGTTTAAATCAAGAATCTTTTTAGCGTTTCTTAATTTAGCAATAGTTAAACCATCTGTACCAGCTTCAACTATCTTCTGTCCAGAAGGTAGTGGAGTTGATGTACTTCCAGTTTCACCTGTGTATGATGTGCCTAAAGCGGCAGCAATGATTTCATCGTCCATAGCTCTACCCATAGCGTAAGCTGCAGCTTGAGCATAAGATGATGTTGGGTCGATTAACATTCGTACTTTATCTTGATCATCGATAAGGTCAGCAAATTCGTAATCCACTAGAGATACTCTTCTTCTTGCGTGAGGAGTATCGATTTGTGGAGTGTCTCCGTGCCTGCTAGTTCTTTTAACAGCAGTTACAGAACCCACTTGATCGAAAAATGCATTCTTACCAACAACACTTTCAAGACGAACTTTATCTCTCAATAATGAACCCATTTGTTGAGATAGCATTTGTACGTTAGCAGAATATTGCTGTACAAAAGCTGTTGTTACTTGATTAGACATATTTGTCTCTCCATTGTTAGTTTGTTAGTATTATAAACAATCAGAAAGGTTCTCCGTCTTGCGACAGGCATCTCTTGGATTTAAAGTCTTTTAGACCGCAGTCTATTCCTTGCTGTCAGTAAGGTTCGTAGATTTACGAATTGTCTTACCTTTAACCCATTTATAGTATTCGTTAGCGATTGGCAAGGGGTTATTTTTTTGAAACTCCGTACCATTTTCCTTAATGATACGAAGTATCTCTAATCTAATCTCTTGGTCGTTTAAATGGTCTTCACTTGCCATTTAACATTTCCCTTAAGGTAAACATTTGTTGAACCATCTTAGAATGATCAGGGTGTGATTTATTCCAATAAGGTCCAGATTTGTCATCCATAATTTTAGATATTTCAGTTTGAATGTCTCTACCTTGATTGACACTTTCACTTTCCGTAGAGATGATTTTATCTTCTGAAAGAAGATTGGCAATGTTAGCAAAGCCTTTAATGATCTCAGGATTATCTCCTAATACCGTACCATCCTTTAGTTGTGTATTTAATAACTCTTTACTAAAATTAGCTTGAGCTATGGATTTTGCCTTAGTTAATTTTTCATCATAAGCTCTACCCCATTCTTGCCTTAATTGTTGTTGAGATTGTGCTTGTGATGTTTCTATGTCTATTTGAGATTGCTTAGCACTTTGCTCTACATTGTTTTTATAGAACTCTAAGATACCTTGAGCTTGTTTGTTATTCAAACCTAACTTGTGTGCATTCTCAGCAAATTGTTTAATTGATGTTTCTTCAAAAGGGACAACGTCTG